CCGCGAGTCGAGGCGGGGCTGCCCAACCCCGACGAGTCGTCCGAACCGCCGCCACCGCCACCGGCCGTTGCCGAGCTGCCCGAACCGCCGCCACCGCCGCCGCCGTACTTGCCACCGCCACCGCCACCGCCACCGTTGCCGAAGTTGCCGGGTGATCCGTTGCCGCCAACCCCGCCGTCACCGGGGGTTCCCGTGCCCCCAGATGTGGCACTCGATCCTCCGTTAGCTCCTCCGGTGCCGCCAGCGGATGGAGAGCCACCGCTGCCACCGAGCCCAATTGCGACACCGCTCGCCCCGAACCCGCCACTTTCGCCGGTGGTGGTGCCCCCGTCGCCGCCGATGGTTGTTCCAGATCCGGCTGGGCGACCGCCGCCGCCGGGTGCAATCGCGACACCGCTGATTTCTGTGCGACCGCCGCCACCGCCGCCGTTGCGGCCGTTGCGCGGGCTCGTACCACCCGGTGCGCCGCCGTTGTAGCCGCCCGCCCCGACGACACCCGCTGCCCCGGTGCCGTCGCCGCCCATGCCGCCGACGGTGACCGTGTACGACCCCGATCCGATCGTGCCCGTGACCCGGCCGCCGCGCCCGCGGTGCCCGCTGCCGGGGGCAGCGTTGCCGCCCATCGCCCCAGCGATGTCGACCCGGCCGGACACCGGCAGGTTGACCGAATCTGGTGAGCCTGTGAATCCGAGGAGGTCGAAGAGCTCGGACCGTGCCCTCATCGCGAGGGCACCCGACCCGACGGGTCCCATGCCGGTGATGGTGTAGGTGACGCTGCGTGTGCCGTGCGATGCGATCGTGTAGTCGGTGCCAGCAGTGAACGCCCCACTCGCGGGCAGGGTCGCGGCACGCCCCGAACCGGTCGTGGTGAACGCGATAGTCGCGCCAGTCAGGCCGAGAGTCGTGAATGCGAGGCGCAGCACCACCGGCTCGTTGTCAGGGAGAACCGCGGCGTCGATCGCCGCATCCCAGGTGACCGTACCGACGAACGTCCACGGGCTCGACGCCGGAGTCAACGCCCCCGTGTGCGACGCTGCGATTCCGGCCATGCGATGATGCTACTGATCCAGTAGCCCTGTGCGCCCGGTGAACGTCTTGGACGTGACCCCGACTGGAGCTGGGTAAGTCACGCGTCGAGCTGGGCGAGGAGTGCGTCGAGCGCTGCCCGCTGGTTCAGGATCGCCGTCCGCACCGTGGACGTCACACCGACGGGGGACGGGTACGCCATCAGTTCGTGCTCGAGCCGACCGGCTGGATCGTGAACAGCGCGTGCGCGCCTGCAGTGATCACCCGGAGCTGGTAGCCCTCGTCCGTCGCGAACGGGTGATCGCACAGCGACTGGTACAGCTTCTTGTCACCCGGCCACGTGAACTGCTCGAGTTCGGTCTCCGAAGCGACGTTTCCGCCGGAATAGATGATCTTCCACAGCGAGAACACCGAATCGTCGGACCCGACGAGCGACTCTGCGGTGCACCGGAACCTGATGATCGCAGCAGGCTGCGTGAATCGGTACGGCTTTGTCCGGTCTGCCGGCTCGAGCGTCGACATCTCATCTGCGTCAGCGACCGGGAGATCGATCGTGGGGAGCGCCGATGTTGACAGGTCTCCGAACGATGGTGCAGGCGACGGCGCGGAGGCGGCGAACGAGCCTCGCATCGACCCCTCGGCCGACCTCGTGAGGAGCCGCTGGTTCGCCACCGACCGTTCTTCGGACGCCGACCCGAGGGTGACGTACCAGTCGGGGGTCCCGTTGCGGCGGAGCCCGGTGAATCCTCGCGAGTACACCCGGCCCGTCTCGACAGCACCCGACCTGCCCTCGTGCTTCAACGCGTCGCCCTTGCCGACACCGAGGAACGGAGTGACCGCCTCCGACTGCGGGTTGATCTTGACGGTGACCTTGTCGACGGTCTCCTGGTTGCCGGCGAGCCACTGCTCCCCGTAGGAGACCATCTGCTCCACCGTCGTCAGTGAGCTGACCTCGATGAACCCCTCGCGGCTGTTCTCGGCCGCCGGGGTCCCGACCGTGATGTCGCCGAGAGCGTCGGAACGGACGACGACGGTGTCGTAGGCGGTCACTGGACCCACCCGAACGACAGATCGGTGATGTCGACGGCGGTCAGCTCGGGCGGATCGGCCGGCGACGTGTGGTAGGTGCCCATCGTGCCCGGAGGGAAGCACCGCAGCTTCTTCACGCCACCTTCCACGATGACGTCGAACTCGGCCTGGCCGTTCGCGAACTGGTTGATCACGTCGAGGCCGGTGGTCTTCTTCGTCTCGAAGTTGGTCTCCAGGAGTTGGTCCCACTCGACGCTGACGGTCGGACCCATGTCGATGATCGTCCAGCCGGTCAGGCCACCGTCGTCTTGGAACTCGGCGAGGAGCACGGTCAGGATCTCGGGCACCGTCCATCCGGGCGTCGGCGTGTCGGTGCAGTCGAGTGCGTTCCACGAATCGTCGGAGTGCACGATCAGCTGGCCGGCGGTGAGCGGTGTCGACGGGCTGTCGAGGAGCCACCCGGCTTGGCCGAGCCACGCGATCGACAGGCCCGGTACGGAGAACTCGTTTTCGCAGCGGACCACGATGTCGTAGGTGCCGGCGGACTCCACGAGGAGCGTTGTCGTCGGGTAGGTGTCGTGCCACACGACCGTCGGGAAGTCGGGCAGCCGTCCGACAGGGACGCCGCCGATCCAAGGGAGCGCCCGGTCATCAGCGGTGAGGTGCTGGCGGAACACCTTGTCGGCGTCCACGGTGATCGTCACCTTGAACAGCGACGTCCCCTGCTCCTGGTCGCCGGAGTACGCGGCCGACCAGATGCGTTGTGCGGTCGGGTCACGCCACGCCTGCGGTGGGGGCTGCGCCGGGTTGTTCGGCTGACCGTAGGCGTCGAAGTCCAACACGAGCCCGTGCTCGTACGCCGTGCCGTCGATGTCGGCCGACTTACCCGGCGACGCGTAGTTGAAGTGGCGGGTGTAGTAGCGGACCTCCCGGTGCCGCATCCCGGGCCACTGCGACACCCGTACCGCGGCCCACTGGGCGATGATCCCGCGGCCCGACACGGTGATCTGTCGGGGCACCTGCGATGTCGTCTCGGCCTTCGACACCTGGCCGTTGTTCTCGATCAGCGTGTGGAACGGGACGTCGCCGACCCCGTTCCATCGCAGCACCCGCCCCTCGACGACGAGCTGCGCCCGGTTCGCCGACTCAAGACCAACGACGAGCTGCCCGTTCCCCTCGCCCCTGACCGGGTCGTCAATGGAACCGTCGACGAGCGTCTCCATCTCAACAGCGGCCACGACGGTGTCAGCGTCGGGCTCGAGGATGTCGACGGTGATCACGAACCCGCCTCAGCGAACAGCGCGCCGTCGGGGAGGATGACGGGGAACGTGCCGACCCACTCGCCGGGGTAGCGGGTCACGGCGGGCTGCAGGAACTGGATCCGAAACTCGATCGGCGCCTCGTCGACGTCGGCCGACTGGTAGGTGGCATCCAACGCTACGGCCGGGAGGATCAGATGGTGGTTCAGGTACCGCCAGTTCCGGCGCACCCCGACCCGGGCGCTCTCCGTCGCCGCGTCATCCTCGAGGCTCCACGTTCCGGTCAGCCAGAACGGCAGCGTTGCCCGGAGCTCGTCCTCGATGCCGGGGAGCGGGTTGCGACCGGGGATGCCAGGTGCGACCCGGTTGTCGTGCACGACGTTCGGGTTCGTCAGGTCGTCGAACTCGGGGAAGCACAGCGCGCCGTTGCGGAGCGTGATCTCGACGAGTGGATCGGCGCCGGAGGTGACCGTGATCTGTTCGGGGGCGAGGAGGTCGGGGATCATGCGAACTCCGCCGCTCGGGCCTGTACCGACGCCACCGAGGGGCCCGCGACGGTCCGGCGGGTGTTCGCCTCGATGGCCTGCAGCCACGCCACCATGTCGTTGTTCGCTCCGGGCTGTGTGAGTGCCGACAGAATGCGCAGGAGGACTTCCACGACCGCCGTCGCGTCCCCTTGGCCGAGCGTCTCGCCGCGGTTCAGCGCCTGCAGGTTGTCGGTACCGAGAGCGGCCATGCCCTGACGGTTCACGACGCCTTCGCCGGGGGTGAGCATCGCCGGGACGGTGTCACCGAGCGTGAACCCCGGCACGACACCGCCGGACGCGAACTGGGCGACCCACTTCAGCTGCGCCGGATCCCACTTCCACGAGCGACCCTGGCTGTCCTTCGCGGTCGTCGCGACCTGCGGGTAGGTGACCCCGGGGAGGCCGGCAGCCTTGCCCTCGGGAATCGTCATCGTCTGCGGTGGCTTCGGGGCCGGCGCCGGCGCGGGAGAAGACCCGGCGCGCCGTTCCTGTGTATCGGCCGACCCGTAGTTCGTCGTGGCTGGTGACGTGTTCTGCGGGAGGCTGTCCGTCAGCGCCTGCGCGGCCTCAGCGGCCCGGAGGAGCTCCTGACGCCAACGGTTCGCGACGTCGACGGAGATGAGCCCGCGGCGCTGCCACTCGTTGACCTGGTCGATCGACGCCTGGATCGCCTCGGGGTGCTTCTCCATCTCCTCGCGAAGCCGTGCGTTCGCCGTTTCGACGTCGAGCACGAGCCCCGGCAGCGCCCGCTCAGCGTCGGTCACGTCCTCGAGCGCCGCCTGCGCTTCCTCGCTGTTCGGGCCCGTCTTCGCCAGCTCGTCGTTGTACCGCTGCTGTGCCTCGGTCACCCGGTCCTTGGCCGAAACGACCTGATCGGAGTTGCCCGACTCGATCTCCTTGAGCTTCTCCTGGGTGTCGAGGATCTTGTCGTAGGCGTCCTGCAGGTCCTGGGTGCGAGGATCGAAGAAATCGCCCTCGGCGGGACCCTTGCCGATCTCGACCTGCAGGTCACGGTACGCCCGGAGTGCGTCGCGGACATCACCGGCCGCGTCGCGTGCCGCCTTCGACCCGGGGCCGGTCTCGGCGACCGCCTTCGCGAGGTCGTCGCGGGCCGACCGGAGCGCCTCGGCCGCCGACTTGAGCCCCTCGGTGTTGCCGTTGACGATGTCCTCGTACTTCTTCTGCGCCTTCGCCAAGGTCTCCTGGCCGTCGGCGAGCGCCTCCTGGGCCGACAGGGCGTTCTGGATCGGGTCGAAGATCCCGCCGAGCACCGTCGCGAAGTTTGCCCATTTCGACGCGGTCGGGTCGATCTTGACGCCGAGCCGCTCGACCTCGTCGGTGACCTCACCCAGGGCACCGGAGGCACGCTTTGCCGCGTCGGTGTCGTTGAGCTGGTCGTACAGCGGTTTCAGTTTCGCGTCGGCGTCCTTCGACGAGACACCGAGCCCCAGCATGGCCGTCTTGACCCCGTCGAGGTACTGGCGGCCCTGGGCCGTGTTGAGCCCGTCGAGTGATGCCTTCAGTTCGTCGATGAGCGCGATCGCGGCACGTTCCTGGTTGCCGGACAGCTGCGAATCGCCGAAGATGCTCAGGTCGTAGGTGCCGGTCGCTGCACCGATCCGGTCCATCCAGTTCTGCGGGGCGACGTACTGGGTCTCCGACAGGATCTTCGCCGTCTCGGTGACAGATTTGCCGAACCGCTCGGGCTGCGTCGGGTCGAACGCCGCCTGCAGCGACCGCAAGTTGCCGATCTGGGTGAGGAGCTTGATGCCCTCGGCGGTCTGGGCGTTGGCCTTCTCGAGCCCGATGCTCAATGCAGCGGTGCCGATGGTGAATGCCGCGATCCCGGCGGTGGCCGGCGAGATCTTGCCGACGAGGTTCGCGGCTCCGGTGCCAGCGGACTTGAGTGCCCCTGTCCACTTCGAGACGACGCCCGTTGATGCTGCGACCGCCGATGTCGACTGGGTCACCCCGGACCCGAGAGCAAGGACTTCCCTGGAGGTCACGTCGATCACGCCAGAGCCGAGGGCGCGTGCACCGGAGCCGATGGCGGGGGCCGACCGAGGCCGGGCGTACTGCCAGTTCCCGCCCATGACGACGCTCGACCCGACCGACGTGGCGGCCGCGGCCGTCGATGCTCCACCGCCGGCTGCGGCGGCGCGGGTGGCCGAAACGGTGACCCGGTCGTAGGCGGCCGCAGTGGCCGAGGTCGCGGCCGCAGCCTGCGTAGAGGACGCCGCGATGGCCTCGTTCGACGCGACCGCGGTCGTACCGGCCTCCGCGGCGCCAGTGCGAAGCTCCCGAATGGCCTTCACGCCGCCGAGGATCGACGTGATGCCGCCCCCGACGATCGCACCACCGCCGAGGGCAGCGAGGCCAACACCGAGGGCCGCTGTGCCGCCAGGGACCTTGTCGAGCACGTCGAGGAACGTCGTCAGGGTCTTCGCCGCGGTCGCGATGACCGGCGTCAGCCCTTGGCCGAGCTTGGCTTGGGCGTTCTCCCACTCTGCGGCGGCGACGCGTTGGGCGTTCGCCGCGGAGTCTGAGGTTCGAGCGAAGTCCCCCTGGGCGTCGGTCGTCTGCTTGAAGATCGCCGACTGCGCCGCGAGAACCTTCTGCTGCGGGGTCAGGGCGTCCTTCGTCGTCTTCGTGATCCCGAGCGCGAACGCCTCCTGGCGGAGCGTCGCGTCGTCGAGAAGGACCCCGTAGTTGCGGATCGGCTCGGACTCGCCGCGCAGCGCCGCCGAGATCGCGGTGATCGCCTCCTCGGGCTTCGTGTTCTTCGCCGACGCGAGGTCGGTCGCGAGCTTCACGAGCCCCGTCGAGAAGTCGACAAGATCGTTCCCGGCGAGCCCCGCAGCCTTGCCGAACGTCGCGAAGTCGGTCGCGCCGCCGATGGCCTGCCGGCGGGACTGGCCGAGCTTCTCGGCCGCGCCGTCACCGAACTTGGAGATCGCATCGAACGCCGACCCGAACACCTGCTCGCCGTACGCGACGGTCTCGTTCAGGTCCGACGCAGCATCGGCGGCTGGCTTCAGCGCACCGAGGAGCTTCGAGCCTGCAGCGATGCCGCCGGCGCCGATCGCGATCAGCGACCCCGACGACAGCTTCGCCTTCGACTCGATCCGGCCGAGCTCGCGCTCACCGGTATCGCCCAACGACTGCAGGGCGCGCTTCGAACGCCCGGTCTGCGATTCGACGTCACGACCGAAGTCGGGGACATCAACGCGCAGACCGAGCGGCCGAAGGTTCTTCGCGAACGAATCGAGTCGCGACCCCAGAAGGGGCAGGTTCGGCTCGATATCGACGCCGACGACGCCAGCCCGGTTCGCCCCCATCAGATCAGCCCGCCCGTCATGCCCGTGAGCGCGGCGAACTCCGGTGATCCTGGACGGATCACCGGAAGGCTCGAATCGAACGGCGAGTTGCCAGCGGGCTCATCGACGGCAGGCACGGTCACTCCGTTGAGCTCAGCCCAGATGGCGTGCTGGAGATCGTCGTCGAACTCGAGGAACTCTCCCCATCCGCATCCGGCTCCGACGATGACTCGGGCGAGGGCGCGGGGGTCGGGGTCGCCTCGCCCCCAGAAGGGTCCAACTCGTCGTCGGCCGAGAAGATCGCCGCCCACTCGATGTCGTCCACCCAGGCATCGAACGTCCGCTCGTCGCCGGCGTCCTTCATGGTCTGCCACGCGAGACGCGGCTCCCAATCGAGACCCTCGACGTCGGTGTCGATGAGGCGGGTCTGCGTGATCCACCAGTCGATCCCGTGCTTGGTGTCCTTCTTGAAGGCGAGCAGCGACCTGAGGGGGACGAGAGCCTTGGTGGTCTCGCCCCCCTCCAGCACGCGTGCTTCGAGGCGCATCAGCTACCCGGCGCGAACGCGTCGTTCGAGCCGAGGAGGTGCCATGCGGTCGGCTGGTCGACCGGGGCGAGCGCCGTGAACGTGATGGGAAGCGTGGCGAACGCGTTCTTCACGAGCGTCGCCGAGACCGAGCCGGCGACGATGCCGCGTTCCACGACGAGGCGGATCCGCTCCTCACCATCGACGATGTCGAGCACGGCCGAGACCTCGTCGAGGGTGCCGGCGGCCGGCGGGACGTACTTCCAGCCGCCCGTCGCGGCGGTGATGGTGCCGCCACCGAACGCTGCGGTGAGGGAGCTGGCCGACCACTCGATGAGCGGTGCCTGGATCGTCGCGGTCTTCGACTGGACGATGGTGCGGATCGGGTCGAGGGACTGCGACGCGAACAGGTTCGTCGTCTGCGTGTCGACCGCGAACGCTGCGCCCGTGTCGGCGGTGTACCCGACGGCGGTGAACGCGTTGTCGAGGCCCTGGCCGGGTGCCGTGCCGACCACCGTCGGCAGCGTCGTGCCGAGCGGGGCGAAGAACAGGTGGTGGACACCCGCGACCACCGTCGCGAGCGGGTTGAGGGTTGCTTCTGCCATGGGGGGACCTCCTGGTTGGTGGCAGGCCGAAGCACCCCGGACGGGGGCGTTCGGTTGGGATTCGCTGTGACCGGGAGGTCAGCGGCGATCTAGGAGCCCGCGTTGGGCTGGGGGTGCGCCGTGAGGACGGCGTCGAACCGTGAGTACGGCCGCGGCGGGGCGAGTGCTGTATCGGTCGTGTCGGTGACGACTCCGACCACACAGCGGCTCACGACGGCCGTGACGGTGCTCGTGCCGATCGTGTACTCGACGGAGCCGGACAGGCTGACGAGAACGCGGGCGGCGGTTTCGGCGATCGTGTGGGCGGCGAAACGGTCGTTCCCGCCAGGGCCCCACACGTCGATCTGGAGGACGGTGTCGGCGAGCCAGTAGATCGACTCGGGTTCGGCGAGAGATCCACCGACCTGTGAGACACGGACGAACGGGTACGTGTCGTGGGGGGCGTCGGTGCCGACGTTTTTCCCGACGGCGAAATCGGTGTGGCCCTCAGCGGTCAGCAGGGCGTCGAGGTCGGCGAGGAGAGCACCGATGGCGACCCGGGAGCCGTAGGGGAGAGCGAGAACGGTCACTTGCCCTCCGGGGTGTAGTTGCCGCGTGCCGAAGCGGCGCGACGCATGTAGGCCAGCGGCGAGTTGTTGACCGAGCCCCACTCCTTGAAGTGGTCAAACGACCCATGCGTCACGACCGACACCCCGCCGGCGTCCACGGCGACTTCGACGGTCGGGTAGTGCGGTTCCACCTCGGCAGCGATGTCCTCGGCGATCTCGATGAGACCCGGAGTCGCAGCGTCGACGAACACGGTCGGGTCGAATCCGATGAGCCGGCCCATCAGACGGTCCTGATCAGCTTGGCGGTCCACCCGATCGTCTCCCGGGAGAGAGGATGGATCCACTCTTGGGGCGGGCCGTCGAACTCGTAGATGGCGGTGCCGAGTGTGAGCCGCGACGTCGTGTAGGCCGTAATGCACGTCGGGAAGTAGCCGACGAAGCGGGTCGAGCCGACCTGGCGGGATTCGCCGGTCTCCGATGATTCCTCGGGGGCTACCCAGCAGCAGATCGTCGACGTCGTCGTGACCTCGAGCGGCTGGTTCATCTCGTCGACCTCAGTGGTCGACATGGACACGGTGGTGAGCGTCGCCTGGAGTCGCATGAGGCGGCGGACAGAGGTGGCAGTGATCATGCTGCCTCCGCGATCAGGGCCCGCATCACGTCCGGCTTGCGATGGGCGCCGTGGTAGCGGGAGTGCAACGCCTTGTTCGCGAGCGACCCGACCTGGCGGGAGTACCGCTTCTGTGGCGGGTGAAACAGATGAACGAGCGGGGTGTCGCCGCGCCACGGCTTGCCGACGAGGGTGTGCAGCGCGAGCGCCCACGAGGCGTCTTCTTGGCCCCACCCGGAGAACCGTCGATCGAGCGGCGCCTGCCGGTAGGTGTCGGTCGTGGTGACGACGATGCCGCCGCCGGCCCAACCCGGGTACGGGGTCTGCAACCACGGACGGGGCGGGAGTGGCTGATCGGCCATGAACGCTTCGGAGGCGGTCTCGGTGAGCCGTTGGACGTCACCGTGCGGGATCGCCCACCCGTACTCTGAAAGGGCGCCCACAGCGACCGTGAGGGCCTCTGGGCGCAGCGGCCACACGTCGGCGTCGGCAAGGATCAGCGCCCCGTCAGCGACCTTGGAGAGCCCGTCGGCGACAGCTGCAGCCTTGCACCACGGACCGTCATCGTGAACCCCGAGCACAACATCGAAGGTCGGAAACCGTTCGGCCCACCGCCCGAGCACCCACACCAGCGCTCGTTGCCGGTACGGGCAGCCTGAACGCCACGGGATGACGACCGAAGTCACGGCGCCGGATCCAGGATCAGCGACGGATCAGCGTGCGGGTCGGCGACCCAGAACCACGTACGGAACACGTCTTCGACAACCTCGGGCCCGTGGGCGTCGAGAAGTTGGCCGTACTGCCGCCAGTGCTGCCCCTCGGTGATCGGGAGATCAGTCGAGGCGTACGCAGCGGCACCGTTGCGGACCTTCGACACGAACTGGGCGGCAGACCGGTACGGGTAGTGCCGCACGATCAGCCCGGGGAGCGACGTCGGCCCGCCGTTGTAGGTGGCGCCGTGGTTGCCTTGGTGGATGACGAGGTCGGACCGGGTACGACACGCGACCTTCGGGAGGGGCGCCGGCTGGATACGGCGCCATGCGATCCGTTCGATCGGATCGTCCAGCGCCGGGTCGTCACCGGTGGCGACGTGGTCGTAGAGCTCGGCCGTGACGGTGAGCCACTGAGTCGCCACCTCAGAGAGGAACGCTGCGATCGATGGAGCGTGCGGTGTGTACCAGTACTCATCGGCGTCGAATGGAACGACGAAGTCGGCGCCAGCGTCGGCCGCCCGTTGAGCGAGGGCCGTCATTTTGACCGACTGGTAGTAGGCGGGATCGGGGTCGTCGAGAAGTTCCACGTCGAGCTCGGCAAGGATCTCGCGGGTGCCGTCGGTGGAACCGTTGTCGGAGACGATGACGTGGTCGACCTGCTCGAGCATGTTGGCGACGGTCGTGGCGACGATGTCGGCCTCGTCCTTCACCATCGAGATCCCGAACGTCGCCATCAGTACCCCGTTCCGACTCGCTCGAGGCCAATGTGCTCGCACCACTCCCCGGAGTTGCGGGCGCCCCAGAAGGCGAACCGCCAGCTCGGGTGGCGGCGGAGAAGCTCGAGGCCAAACCGGCCTTCGCTGTTGTCGCCCTCCGGCCACCCCTCAGTGCAGAGGGACCGGCGATAGATCGACGGGTTCGTGGTGAAGAACCGGGTGTGCTCCAGCCACGCACCGCCGACGTCGGAGCAATCGGCGTAGTCGGCTGGGTGCTGCTCGACAATGCCGCCGGCGGCTCGTTCTTCCTCGTTCCACGGCTGCCGCCGGAGCGCCAACTGCACGAGGTGAGGCTGTCGGACGAGCGTGTCGGCCAGATTGGACCAGTCGAGGTGCCGGCTCAGCACGAAGTCATCCTCGAGGTGGACAACGAACGGGTTCGGGGTGCGTTCGAGGTGCTGCCATGCTGCCCGGATCGCACCGCCGAACCCGCGACGTTGAGCCCCCCCGATGACCTGAGCGTCGAAGTGGCGATAGGTGTTGGCGAGCATCTGCCGGTGCTCGAGGCTGCCGGTGTCGTCGTGGATGATCAGCCGCTCGTACGGGACGTGCTCGGCGGCAACAGGGAGGGTGCGGGCCAGGACGTCGTCTCGGCCGTCGGTCAGAACGAGGAGTGAGATCACGCCGCCACCCCGAAGTTCGCTTCGTAAATTGCCCGATGGGCAACGATCCGTTCGGCGTGCTGAGGGGCTCGGTTGCGGGAGTTGGGGCGGACGTATGCCCGGTAGATCGCGTCGGGGATCGCCTCAACCGTCGCGCCGGCGAGCCAGCACCGCAGCCAGAGGTCCCAGTCCTCGGACCAAGTGAAGTCGCGCCACCCGCCGACGTCGCGCACCATCTGTGCCCGGACGAGGGACCCGACAACGAGCCAGTTCCCTTCCGGGAGGCACTCGGCGGTGCAGTCATGGCGGTGGCCGGCGACCTTGGGGACGTAGGGGTCGGGGAAGGAGTCGGCGACGTAGCGGACAGACGGGGCCCGCAGATCGGCCGTGCCGGCGTCGAGGGCGTCGAGGTAGTCGATCTCGAGCTCGTCGTCGGCGTCGAGGTGTACGACCCATTCGGTCTCGACTCGGTCGACCGCTTGGTTGCGGGCGTCGTGCAGAGTGTCGGCGTGGACGTGGACGACCGGTACACCGAACTGTGCGGCGGACGGAATCGCCCGTCGTCGAGCGAGCTCGGACCACGCTTCGTCTCCGAAGGTGGCGACCGCGATCGTCACGTCCACAGTGGCTGCCTCCGTCGGTAGATGCGTCGACCGGCGTTCATCCGCGACGTCTGCTGGGCGTACATCGGGTCCATCGGCGCCTTCCCCCATGACGGGTGAAGGTGCTCGACGTGGGAATCGAACGCGAACGCCCACGCGTTGCGATGCTTCGCGGTGCCCACGAACTCGTCATCCACGAACTCGTGGGGGTACACCTCGGTCAGCACTGCGCCGGGTCCGTCGATCGTGCCGAATCGGTCGCAGTAGTCACGGGTGACGAGGCTGTGCGTGGCATGGTCGCCGGCGATGACCCGCTGGTTGCCAAGATCGTTGGTGCCAACGACGCCGATGCCTTCGGAGAGTTGGGCGACTGCCGCCTCGTACCACCCGGGGTGGAAGAGGAGATCATCAGCTCCGAGGAACATGTGGCCTTCGGTGGTGTGCCGGTAGCCGGCGTTGATCTTGCGGGCGTAGTCGCCGGGGAATGGACCGAGAACACTGATGCGTTCCTCGCCGGCCGCGTCGATGGCTCCGTGAACCGCGGTGTCTTCGGGGGAGCAGACGAACAGTGTCCGAGCTTCGGGGCACGACGACCGGATGGACTCGAGGAGCGGTACGACCCGGTGGGGCCGGGTCAGCATCGGCACCAGGACGACGACGGTCACGACACGTTGGCCGTTCCGACCGGAGTGGTTCGGTAGTCGGAGAGGGCGTCCTTCATGGACTGGGTGAGGCGCACGCCGCCGGGGTACTGGCTGCCGGTGCTGATCGAGAATGGGCCGAGGGACTCGGACTGCACACCGACGTCCTCTGGGGGGGAGTCGAGGGCTGATGCGACCATGTCGCACACGATCCCGATGACGTCCTCGGGGATCGTCGACCAGCCGTGCTCATAGGTGGCCTTCACGGTCTTGAGTCCGCCGCGCCACAGGTTGATCTCGAACGAGTTGATCGGGGTCGAGGCGAGATCGATGATCTGCAGCCCATCCCACTCGTAGGAGACCGTGTTGTTGTTGATGTCGGTCACGCCGGTGACGGCGACAACGGGGCGCTGAGGGAGCCTCACCTTGCGGTTGCGGACCCTCAGCGTCACCGTCGAGGTCGCGAGCGTGAACTCGAGGCCGGTGAAGGTGCGGACGCGCTGGGAAGCGATATCGAGCAGCCGGGGGGCGCGCTCGAGGTCGGATGTGTCCATCTGCCGGCGCATCACGGCCTGCAGATCCTCGGTGTCAGCGAGTGCGACCATCACACCTCCGATCGGAGGTCCCCGCCCGAAGGCGGGGACCGCGGATGATCAGGAACCGGAGTTGTTCGTGAGCTTCACGAACGCGTCGGGGTCGTTGAGCAGGAAGCCGTACTCCGCCTCAGCGAGGATGGCGACGAGGTTGTGCTCGAACAGCGACGTGAGCGTGCCGTTGATCGTCACGGCCGCCTCGGTCGAGACCCGGTAGCTGATGCCACCGACGACGCCCCACGCTGCCTGACCGAAGTCGCCGCCGTAGCCGACGACCGAGGTCTGGTTGGCGGTGGCGACACCCTCGCCAATGAACGACGGGCGGTTCAGCAGCCGGCCGGCGGTGCTGAGGCCAGCGGCGTCGGCATCGGTCGGGAGCTCCACGTAGAGCGGGCGGCCGGTGGTGTCGGTGGCGCCCCACAGGGTCGGCTCCAGGATCGAGTCGAGCGCCCAGCCATTCAGGCGGTAGCGCCGGCCCGAAGCGTCGGAGTCGGTGACGATCTCGCGCATCGCCTCGACGAGGTCGCCGTGGATGCCGCCGAGAGCCTGCGAAGAACCGCCGATCTCGGCGCCCTTCGTGGTCTGGTCCATGTAGGTGGCGAAGGGGCCACCGCCGGCGGTGCCGTCGGGACCTTCGTCGTGGAGGGCGGCACGGTCGAACGCGACGGCGAAGGACTCGGCGAGCGAGTTCCGCATCGTGTTGATGTAGCCACCGGGGTTGGCACGCACGACCTCGGCGGAGACCACCAGGATCGCGGCGAGCTTCTTGGGCACCATCGACTTGAGAGCGAGGGTGCCGGAACTGGCCGGCTTGATGCCGCCCTCATCGACCCACCCCGCGGCGGGCCGGCCGGTGACGACGGGGATGGACTCGCCGTTGATCCCGAGCGGGACCTGCGGGACGAGCTGCTGCACGACCGACTGGCGAGCAGCGCGCTCGAAGATCGGTGCGGCCTCGTGGGCGGGGAGGAAGCCGGAGAAGTCCGACGTCTTGGTTGCGGCGGTGATCGCCATGGGGGTGTCCTTTCGGGAGGGTTAGGCGGCCCCGACCGCGCGCTTCAGCGACTGCGTGAGTGCATCGCTGTTCAGCGCCGGCGTGGTGCCTCGAGCGCCCTGACCCAAGTCGGGTGCGGCGGGGTAGCCCGGCGGAGTTGCCGGCGCTTGCTCGGTGGTCTGTGCGGGTGCGATGCCGTCGATGAACGTGGAGACCGACTGGTGGTCGACCTTGCCGTCCTCGCCGAGGAACTTGGCGCGGTCGAGACCGAACGTGAGCGCCGTCAACTGCTCCGGGCTGAGCCGGCCAGCAGACTTCGCTTCGAGTGCCGCGTCGACGAGTTCGACCGCCAGCTCGGCCGTGGCCGCGGTGCGCCCGCGTGCCTCGGCTTCGGCGATCGCCTTCTCCGTGTCGGACATCGTGGACGCCTTCAACTGCTCGAGCTCGGTCGCGGCCTTGGCGTTGGCCTTGGCGCGTTCCTCGTTCTTGCGGGCTTGGGCCTTCCACTTCTCGACTTCGGCGGAGAGGTCGACCGTTGCGGTCTCGGTCTCCGTGGTCTCGGTTGTGGGCGCGTCGGTGGTGGCCGTTTCGGCCGTGGTCTCTGGCATCGCTGGTTCTCCCGTTTCGGGTTGGTGGGTGCCCCGTTGCGGGGCGGTCAGAGGGCGACGGGGACGGCTGTGCAGCCGCACCGGTCGTGGCCGAAATCGGCCGTCTCTGAGGTCTTGTATCGCTGGCCTGCGGCGTCACGGCAGAACCGGCAGGCAGCGGCCCGTGGAACACGCTCCCAGGCCACGCGAGTCCGTGTGGCGGTGGTGACGTGGTCGCCGGTCCTTCGGGCAGCTGAGGCCACGAATCGGTCCGTTTGGGCTTCAGTGATGGATCGGCCGGCACTCACGGCTTCGTCGTACGGGCGGCCTTCGGAGAGGGCGTGCCAGACAGCGGTGAACGGCGACCGAGCGTTGTACTCGACGTCGATCGCCCCGATCGGGATGGCCGGCGGTCGAAGTTGAAGGATGGCGGCGTAGAAACCGACCGCCACAGTGATCGCAGTGCGTTTCGCAGCGAACGTGTGTGGTCCGGCGAGCCTCAGGAACGTCGAGAGGTCGGCTTCGTCGTATCCGTCGAGCCCGTCCCAGATTCGGACGAGTTGCGCTGCGGTGCGGGACGAGATACGGGCCTGGGTTGCCTTGTGGCGTTCCACGAGGGCCGCCACCTCGTCACGCTGCAGCACCCACGGGCTCCGGGGTGGGAACAGGCTCGAGGAGAGCCTCGGCGGCCAGTTCGGCCTCGTTGCGGGCGATCTCCTGCGGCGTGAGCTGCCAGATCTTCTCCTGCACCGTCCGTTTCGACAGCCCGACCGCCTGCGTGGCCGCCTGGCCACGCTCGGAGAGTGTGTATCGCTCCGGGGACGCCCAGATCACCTCGAGGTCGGACCGGGCGGCGCGCTCGGCGTCGCCCATCATCATGAACGCGATCGACATGACCGCTTCGTACGCCTCGCCGGCCTGACCCATCCGGTCCTTGACCTTGAAGATCAGGCCCTCACGGGTCAGCGACGCGCCCTCGGCGGATCCTTGCGCAGCGTCGGGGAACAGATACGAGAGCGGGGTTCGGGTGACGGCGGCGAAGTCGCGCACGTCGGCCTTGACGGACTCGAGGACCGGGGTCAGGTCAAGCGCCCCCGATTCCCACATCTCTGCCGTCGCCGGGAGCGTCCAGATGGCTCCGGGTCCCTGTCGGAACAGCTCGTCGTAGTCGACCTCGGTCCCGTCAGGGTTCGTGGTCGGAACGCCCTTCACGGCGCGCTGGCGGAAGGCCTGCAGCGTCATGATCTCGAGCCGGTTCAGGATCGTGTAGTTGATCCGGTCGAGGATCGGAAGGTGCGGTTCGATCTCGCCCTTCGGGAGCCCCCGGATCTGCGGGCGGTACGCGAACGGCACCACCGGTACGACCGGCACGCCCAGCGGCTGCGGCGGTCCCGTCCAGTCCCAACCGGACAGCTCGTTGAGCTCGCCCTCCTGATGCTTCCGCTGCGCCTTCACGACGTAGCCCGGAACGTACAGGTAGGCGACGTCGAGATCATTGAGGACGTCGTGGAACACCTTCGCCGCAGCCGTGGCACGGCGCCGGCGCGCCGGGTCGACCTCGCAGATCACCTCGCGAGGATCCTCGGGGGTGATGAGCGGAACGCCGGTCTCTTCGTCGATGGCCCCGACGATCATGTACGCCTGCGACAGGGACAGCGCGGTGGAGTCGACGAGCTTGTGGTCGGCGTCGAGGCCGTTGGCCTGCCAGATGTCCCACGCTACAGAATCGCCGAGGTCGTCGTTCTGGGCGCCGGTGCGGAACCCGAGCGGATCCATGCGCTCGCGGGTCGCTTCGATCGCCAGCTCGGCGTAGTTCGTGCGCGACATCTGCATGAGTCGCCGAGCCGCGTCGCGGACTGCGGCGTCGGCGTAGGCGGGGATCCCGTTCTCGCCGTCGTAGTACATCTGCAGGATGTCGTAGCGGTTGCGACGGGCTGCGAGCTCCTTCATGAGCCGCTGCAGCGTTGCTCCGGCGGTGCCGGCGGAGGTGTCGATCATATCAACTACCTCCGTTCATCGGATCCGCCTGGGGACCCAGGTCTCGGCCGCTTGCGTCACGACGCCCTTGGCAACGGCGTCGAGGCGGCACTGCCAGGCGAGGACAGCGGCCACCGCTGCGTCGATCTTGCGGGGCGAGTAGTCGTTCTCTTTGCCGAGGTTGAGCTTCCCACCCTTGACCCGGCGCCGGGCTTGGAGGACGTGGCGGGTGAGTGCGTACTCACCGGAGTGGGTCAGATCGGCATTGCGAACGGCGCCCTCGAACGATTCGATCGCCCGCTGCACCAGACCTGAACGGCCGCCGGTCATCCACCACTCGAACGGATGGTCAGCGGTCGACTTCACGGTGACCTTGCCGCCGTACGTTGCTTCCCAGGCGTTGACGTGGGAGCGCCAGTCCTTCGCCGGGTCCATGTACGCACCGACCACGGCGTACTTCGTGAAAGCGTGCTGGATGGCGGCTTCGATCGCCGCCATCGGCGGCTGCCACTCGTCCTGGCCGGGACCGTCGGGGGCTTCCCAGACGCCGAGCTCGAACAGGTGCCCGTCTGACACCCGGCAGGCGATCAGCGCAGTGGCGTCAGGCTTGCCCTTGGCCCGGCCGCGGGATCCGTCGAATCCGAGCGTGATCTGCTCGAGGTCGGCGACGATCTTCGTGGCGTCAGCGATGTGCGCCCATTCCGGTTGGGTGAGCCACGAGTCCGACGCGTGGGTGATCTGGTTGAGGTAGAACCCTCGAGCGTCCTGCGGATCCGTGTCGGGATCCCAATAGTCGGCCACGATGCGGTCGATCGATACCCAGCCGCCGTTGACGTCGGCAGATTCGCCGTAGGCGACGGCGAGACCGTGGCGAAGTGACGCTTCGTCCGTCGGGTCGGTCTCGGGTGGGGCTTCGCGGTGGTCGAACAGCACGCCCGTGGAGATCTTCGTCTTGCCCTCTGCTTGGAGTCGTTCGGCGTCGAACGAATGCTCGGCGACCGAGTCCTCACCCGGGCGGAAGGCGTTCGGCGTTTCCACTGAGCTCCCGTTGACCTTGGCGAGGTTGCGGCGCAGCGTTGCCGCCAACTTCACCCCGCCGTTCGAGGGCTTCCACGACTCCGTCTGATCCATCGCGTTGAAAACGGGGCGAAACCCCTCACGCGATGTTCCCGACGCTGTGACCGGTTCGATCACACCTCGAGGCACGTTCACGAACCCCTGCAGCGGTTCGATCTGATAGGCGTCGTACACCGGGCCTGTCGACGCCATGTCGAGCAGCGGCTCCCAGGTGTTCGTCGTCTGATCCTCCGACACCGCAACGACCTGAACCTTCGGCTTGAACCCGAGATCAGCCCACGGCTTCCCGACCGGCTGACCATCAGCGTCCCACCCGTCGAGGACTACGTCACCGAGGGCTTCGACAAGGCACAACGCCGCTACCAGCGGCGACTTCCCCCAACCCTTCGGACGGGAGAGGACCGCTCGACGGATGAGCCGGCCGTTCATCATCGAACGGCCCCGGATCGCCTGACCCGAGAACCTTCGATCGACCTCGTAGAACTTCAGGACGAACTGGGCCTGCTCGTTCGTGAACACCAACGGCTCACCGGCGGACGGACCGTCAGGGACGATCAGGAACTCCTCGATCCAATCGAGGACGTACCACCCGAGAGTCGGACGCTCACCCTCAAATGATGGCTTCCAAGGCACTACTCGGCGAGACGCAAACCGTCGCGCCGCTGACCTCGAGGCTGCGACCGCCCCGCATCCGCCGCTTCGGCCTGAGCGAACGTGATCTTCAGCCGAGCCCGATCCTCCGGCGTCGCCCCGAACTTCGCGACCCGCAAACGGAGCTCAGCCGCGGCTGTCGTCGACCCGTTCCAGAACTTCGCATGGATCACCGCCGTGTCCAACAGGAACGACCAATCCGACGCCGTGAACTCGGGGGCCAGCGGAGACTCGCCCCACATCGCCCACCACTGCTGCGTCATCGCCGGCCACACGAACTCCACGAGCTCGTCGTCCTGCTCGATCAGAAAAGTCGGGAGCGCCGGCTGCGTCGCCGGCTCCGCCTCGATCACCCGCAACTCGGGCACAGCATTGCGCCGTGCCCGACGAGAAGGATCCTTCGGGGCAGGTCCACGTCCAGCCATCAGAACCTCCTCAGCAAATCAGCCCAGACCCGTACAGATGGCCAGCGCCA